CCAACACCCAAAAATACTCTATAACCAAGATCTATTCGATCCCGGCTATCGAATACTTCGTAGAGTATTGGACATACGCTCGACCGGGGAAAGGCGTATCTTCTGCTGATTGTCCTTAATAAGGACAAACACTCAGTGCCTTAAAGAAGACGGTTCAGGATTCTCTTTAGGAAAAGGAGAAATACCTGGTGGAACTTTAACATCCTTTGCTTTTGATAGAAAGGAGGAAAAGTCTATGAATTTTCATAGAATCCCACCCAGGCAATTATCACTTCGCCTTAGGAGTATCCCTCTGCCGACTGATTTAAAGTCAGAGTTCCAAGCTACATTCTTATCTTGGTCTCAACATTCCGGCCCGAAATGGGCTGGTGAGAGGCTTAAGATTTTCAAGAATGGTGTGATTAAGGAGTTTGCAGGCCAGGATACAGGTGAGGACTTGTATCCTTGGTTTGCTAAAACCTCTAACGGTTCTCTAAAAGGGATTTGGAGAACCCTACGTAATCTTTCCTTACACGGAAAATTACGGGAGGTTTTAGATCTTCTTAATTATCACACAGCTTGGACGCAGATTAGACTCAATGCCTTGGAAGTTGAAGAGATTCATGAGTCTATTACCAGTTTTACCATCCCAATAAACCGGGGGTGGCCAAATTTCTTTAAGGAATTTGACAACTGGCTTTGTAGACAAAAGAATGTCTATCGTAAGGTAAGGTGTGGGGGGATAATTCCCCTCTTGCAATGTCCACCAAGTCCTAAACAATGTTTACGACTTAAGGATGATGCATTATCGCTTTGGTTAAGCGAAGCGCACCCACCTGAGACAAGGGAGTATCTCGAGAAAGCTCTAGGAGCTAAGGTCCGGAATGAATGGGCCTTTCCTCCTTTTGGCTTTCTTGTAGGAGAGATACACTTGACTCCTGCTCCTGGATGTAAATCCAGGTACTACGCAGTACCTAACCTCCTTGTTCAAAGGTTATTAGATCCCTTGAAAAACTCTTTGGCTGAATTAGTCAAAAGTCTTCCTTGGGACTGTTCCTTTGATCAAAAGAGGGCGGACCAAGACATATTGGCGGCAATTCGGGCTGGTCGTACTGTTCATTCAGTTGACCTATCCGCTGCCACTGATCACTTCCCTTGGGAATATCAGAAACATGTCTTGGAGAAAGTCATGTCGAAGACTCGAAGGAAAACTGGGCGGTTTAAGGGTAAAAACCACTACAGATCCCTCGATCGTTTTCTAATTGACTTCTTCGCCTCTTGCATTGAGTTGGGATTATGGAAGTCTAAGATACCAGGTGTTGAAAATGAGACCCGCCTTAGGTGGACCTCAGGACAACCCCTTGGTCTTAGTCCTTCCTTTTTCCTTTTTACTTTGTCTCACGGCCTCCTGCTTAGATTTTTACAAAAATCTAAATGGGGGAGAGATTTCTATGTTCTGGGAGATGATGTGGTCATTCTAAATGATGCTTTATACTCATCATATATTGCACATTTAGATGCCATGTCTATCCCCTACTCCCAACTCAAGAGCGTATCTAGTAATAGATATGCCTCTTTTGCTGGGGCCCATTTTACCAAATTAGGAAGATTCTACACTCCTAAGTGGGTTGAATGGGACAGAAGAAACCTCTTAGATGTGATAGCCTACTGGAATTATCCTTCCTTATACAAAGGTTGGAAAGATGAAACTCTTATTTCAAGAGTTTTATCTCTTCCTGAACCTTATGGTATTGGGAGGAATCCAGATGGGATACCACTAGCTAACCGCTTGACTACTTCCCTTGTGGTCGAGCTGTTGGACAAGCCTGATAGAGAGGTCACCCACCTCTCTACAGTCTCGTGGCAGTCCGTCAGGTCTTTGCCTGATGATCATCGGGAGAAACTCCAGAGATCACTCGAGCTTAGGCCTGATTGGAGCTGCGTACTGAACGATCGACAGATCGTTTCAACTGAGATAGTAGAACTTTTCTACCACTCTGGCCTCAATGGATACCCCCAGGGTTTCATACCTAGGGTTGATCCATGGGTCATCGGCAAACTTTCCTATTGGAAAAGGATACTCCAACG